ATCATCCCTTTGATCGTAGCTTTCTTTTTTATAAAGATCGTACTCATAATTAAATATAGTATTGTAATCTCTATTTTTTATTTCTTCTCTCTCTGCACCTTTGAATACATACTTACCAATCAATCTTTGTGCTACGTTGCCTGATACTGAACCATAGCCTAGCTTAAAATTTTTCTTGTCAGCTCTTCTACGTTTCTGATCTCGAACAAAGTAATCCACAATCCACATACCAATAGGTTTTGTTTTGGAAAGCTGTGTAAAGCTAAAGTGATCTTGACCTAAACCACCATTTGTTTTTTCGTATAATTTTTTCAAATCCATTGTTTTCTTTCTATATATACCTAGTTTTCCACTATGTCTATACCTAAATAACCCTTGATTGTGTATAACTTTTTTGGTAATACAGCCTATCAACAGAAAGGACTTATGAAATTAAAAGACTACATGAAAAAGAATAAGCTCAGTTGTTCAGAAATGGCTAGGCAATGTGGCATACATAATATTAATCCTGCAACAAACGTATGGAGATATTCGTGGGGTCAAAGAATACCTCGTAAAGAGGAGATGAAAAAAATTTACTTTGGCACAAATAAACAAGTACAACCCAATGACTTCTATGACTTCGTTGAAAAAAATTAAATACAAAAGAGTTCGTATCACTTGGTATGACATAACTCAATCAGATGAAACGTGGATGCACGAAGATAATATAACCAAGACTAAATTATCTGAGTGTGTAGATGAGGGTTATCTATATAAGAAAGATAAGAAACACGTATGGACTTTTTCGGGTTATTCTATGACTGAGGATGGTACGCTTGATGTATCAAACGTCAATGTGTTTCCAAGATCAGTAGTAAAAAAGATTGAGGTAATAAAATGAGGATAATTACTATCATATTTGTGGCAATGCTACTTACCCAATGTAGAATAACTTTTGGTCAGATAAAATAATGACAGATGTTGGTATTTTTGAAGAAATTAAACTACATGATGAGATCAAAAAACTAAAGCAACTCATCAAAGAAAAAAACAGCTACATAAGATTACAAGATAAAGAAATAGATACATTAAAAGGACAAATTGATCTGAAAGATTTAGAGATTGAGATGTTAAAGAAAAAATGAATTATAACCCACTACCAATTTTCTGCACCATTAAAGCTAGTTCTATTAATGGTCTAGGTTTGTTTGCTACAAAAGAAATAAAAAAAGATACTGAGTTAGGTATCTCACACATTGAGGTTGATGATATACTTTATCGTACACCTCTAGGTGGTTTTATAAATCATGCTGAACAATCTAATTGTGTAAGAGTAAAGGTAAATAATAAATGGTACTTAAAAACAACAAAAGATATTATGAAAGATGAAGAACTCACACTAACTTATAGTTTATATAAACCTAATGACTAGATGGACTTATGCTTTCAGTAATGGTGATTATAATGATTGGCATAGACAATACGAAGGCATAGCTATGATAGATGTGGATAGTATTGAGTGTTGTTCACAATGCTACGAACCTCTTGCTATTCTTGAGACTTGTTATGATAAAGGTCAGAAATACAAAGCTACAACCCTAGTAAAGACCCTCTCAGACCGCCTTAGAGTACCTAGTTTTTTAGTTTTCTATAAGAAGGTAGGTCAGGGTAGCCTAGCTTTCAGGATCAAGCGTCTACACGTTCCTAATGCTGATTATGAGTATATGAATGAGGATGAATGGGTGCGTGAGCTATACCAATTACAAGAGGATCACAAGGACTGTTGCAAATATGCAACACCTCACAACATATAGTTATGGATAGGAAATATACACCACATATACGCATACCCTTTTCCATCTTTGCTAATCCTAAATATAAACAAATTCCTGACACATTTAAGCCACATTGTTTAGTGCTGCTAGTATGCTTATTAAAGTTTGTTAATGCTAAGAATGGTAGGTGTTATCCTAGACGTGAGACTATATCTATTATGTCAGGCTTATCACATAGTACATTATACAGAGCCACAGTACATTTAAAAAAGGTCAAGATTATACAGATAAAGAGATTACCTTCAACACTTTTATACACAATAGACCCTGATTTTATCTATGGTGTTCGGTCTAATAGAAAAGTGTTAGGTCAGGGAGATGTATCTGTTCTGTCTGATGGCTTACTATATAAAAGAACTAGTATAAAAGAACTAACTTATATAACTAAGATTGTAAAAAAAGTAGTAGAAGATGGAGGAGATCAATCTAAAATAATTAGTACTCTAGCTACCCTACCTGCCGATACTTTAAGAAAAGCCATTAAAGAGAGAGACAATATTTATTATACAAGTATGGCATTAGAAGAAAATTTAAGAATGAATACGAAGCTCGTAGAAATACCTAAAGGTATTGTTGATAAGGTAAGAAAGAAAACCAATTACTTTTATAAAAAGAAGGTCCACGAAAACAAGGATAAGTATGCCAGGGAGACCAAGACAAAAAGTTTTCTGTCAAGGTATGACAAGAGCAAGTCAAAGGATAGGTAAACCTCGCTAATGGAACATATAAGTGTAAATATCATGGCTACCAAAATGTTTTAGGTTTTAAGAATACAAATTATACAGATGACACAAGAATCAAACAACTCTCCAAGCTCTATCAATTCAGAGACAAAACAATCGAAGAAGTCAGTCAATACTACTACAAAGAAGTCAAGCCAAGAATTAGAAATAATGAAAAGTCTAGATATTATCGAAAGCAATCTTATCGAAGGTTTAACATTAACAGAAATTCTGAAAGACAAAAGGTTAAACCCCTCACGTATCAGCTTGATGAAGTTTTACGCTATCTTAAAAAAAAATCCCGACTTAAATAGTAGGGTATCAGAAGCCAGGAAGATTGGTATTCAAACTTTGATTGATAAATTACTCCAAGTCTTTAATCATCAAGAAGTAGAAAACCCAAATCAAATCTTATGGATCAGAGAAAAGACTAGGTTCATTCAGTATCTTGCTGGTAAGCTCACAGATTTATACTCAGATAACAAACCGATAAAACAGAATATAGATCAACGTATGACTATAACGTGGGAAGATACCCCCGATCTTATAGATGTAGGAGCAACTGATATTACTCCTACACCACCAAAGGAATAGTTAAAATATTAATAATATTAATATAACAATAACAAGTCCAACAACTATTGGTCTTGCATTATCATCAATAAAAAATCCTAGCTTATCTATTTTATTCAATCTTCCTCCCCATTTCTAAACACTCTGTCATACTTATGAACGCATTTTAATTGATAAAGAGCATCTTCAATAAAACCTTCTTGATCAAAATCAAAATAGGTTTCATGCTCTTTTACTCCAAGCTCTTCAGCTCTTTGTCCGTCATCGTCATCATTTGAAAAACCACAGATCATTACAGAATTTTTCTTGTAATATTCTACTCTGTCTTTCAACTCTTGTATTTGTTCATCTTTTGTCATTGTTTCCCTTCTTTTGTTTGTTTATGTAATGAGTATAAATAACACCCTTTACACTCAATATATTTAGTATCGTTAGCTTAGCCAACTCCTCTAAATTCTTAGTCCCAACCTTTTGAACGTCTATATTTTTTCCAATAGTCATTTTTCTTTTTATCCTTCCATAGCTGCCAACCCATGACAACAACAAAAGTAATTATAATTAATATTAATTGCTTCTCGCTACTCATTTTTTATTCTCCTCTATTTCAATCAAATATTTATTATCTACATCATACATTTGTTCAGCTATAAAAGTATGATCTCCGTCATATTCATAAAATCTTTGATTACCTTTTTTATCTTCTTTAAATAAGATAACTCTCCATATTTTAGTTTCTAACTTATCCCATTTGCTACCCATCTGATACCTCATGAAATTCTTTTTTAATGTAGCAAGATGAGCACAATAATTCATTATCAAAAGTAGAAATTAATTGGTCTTCTTCCTCTAAAGTATCGCACTTATCACAAAATATTTTATTTTTCTCGTTGCTCACTTGTCCCCCTTTTCTTTGTTATGCTTTTGATTTAAAAACTCAACCACATTAGAAGGTAGCTGCTCTATATCCCTCAATGGGTTCATTTCAGTCCAATACTTGTCGCTTGGTACGTTGGTTAGATCAACTCCATTTCTTTTTTTAACGTAGTCAATCAACCATTGAGATAGTTTATTTTTCATCTTCCCCCCTTGTTTGCTTTATAGATGCTGTATTTATATTCGCCTTTCTTGTTTTTAATAGGTATGAAAAAAGTATTTAAAAATTTTTCAGCCATATCAAAATCTGCGAATTCAGCTAATACTTCGCTTTCTTCTTCGTAAGCATTCATATTAACGATCATGTGTGTATCATTTTTACAATCATGACCCATTGATAATATGTATCTTTTGTTTCTCATTTTTCCCCCTTGTTTGTTTTTATATTTATCTTAGTTATATTAACCATATTGTCAATAATTATTTAAACAATCATTAACAGCTTTATTCTCTTTGTTTTTTACTTCTTTACAATAAGCTCTAAATTTTCTTTTTGCTACTGATACACTATAACCAATGTATCTTTGTTTTATATACAATTCATGACCCAGTTTATTTTGTATAAAATCACTAATTGTAAAGCCATCTACATTATGTTTAGTTATTATCATTGTTTCCCCTTTTTTAGTTTGTAATATTTAATTAATTGCTTGTATTCTTTTTCTTTTTTTAAATTATCCCATGATCCATTGTAATCTTGTAATAATCTAATCAAACAATCTTTTATTTCTTGTTCTTGTTTAGTTATTTTTATCATATCATCCCCTTGTTTGTTTTTATATTTATCTTAACCATTTTGGTTTTATTGTCAATTAAATAATCTCCCTAAAGTCTGGAGCTATAATTCCATAACCTCCCCAATCTTTATGAATATTTTTATCCTTACTGAATTTATCGCACAATTTAAGAGCATAACCTCTAGGATCACCATTTAAAAACACTTTGTCAGTTTTTAAAATGTTTTTAACTTTGCTGATGATTTTTTCTTCTTCCTTGTTGTAGTAATCATAGCAAATTACACCATTACAACCATCTTCAGCTAATCTATGAGCTTTATTCTCTAATCTAAATAGTTGTTTACATAGTTTAACGCTGTCAATATCAAGGTTAAAAATAGCTTTTAGATTGTCGCCATGTTTTTGTATTTTATTATACATTATTTGTTTTTTGTTCATTGTTTTTCCTTTGTTTGTTGTTTATGTATTAACCATATTGGTTATAGTATTAGAAGTAAATATATATTGTGTTCATAATGGGTCAAGA